TGCAACCAGCACCAGTTTGATTTTGTATATACTCTTCCATGATAATAATGAATGGTAGAATCAGCACCCATTATCTCGATAAACACCGTATTTGAAACAGTATCCTGCGGTGTGATTACAACACCGCCTACGCTCCATCCCTGGCTGCATCCCAGAAAACTGGTAAGTAACAGAATAGTCATAACTCGTACTAATGCTCTCATTCTTCATCTTGCCATGCTTCTGTGGTTGCGATGTACTCTTTGCATTCTTCATTTGTATAAATTCTAAAATCATTTGGCATTGCATCCAGTTCAGTTATTGTCCAATCTCCCTTAATACATATCTCACTACCATCTGGTGATGTTCTTGGTGCGAAGTACAAAGGATGTCTATCTAATAAATCTTGTATAGTAGCCTCGTGATCGGTTGTGGTATCTACTACTTCTTCCATGTAAGTGTAACTCACTTCTTCTGTTGGCACACCATTCTCCATCACATAAGCATCTATCTTTGCAATTAACTCTGCTTTGGTATCACTACTATTGTAATCAATGCTGTGAGTGTCCATAAATGCCTGTATATCGCTTTTTAAATCATCTTCGACAGGTAACACCACCTCTACAGTTTTTGTTCCTGTACGCTCCTCCTCACGATAGGTAAATGTCTGCCAATCGTATCTACTTGTAATTCGTTTTGCTTTGTTGGTATCGGTATTACCGAAGATTAAATAATGTGTGTATTGTCCTTTCATAATGTGTTCCTATTGATGGGATGATTTTCCAGAATTGTAATTTTTTAATACTTCTGATGCTGGTAATTCTTTTGAGTAAATGCGAACCTCGTCAATTAATCCTTTAGCATAAGTTGAATCGTATTTTCCTATATGGACATCTGCACCAAGATTCTCCATTGCTACATATGTTCCAATATCACTCAATGTAGTAGCAACAGAACTACCATTTAAATATAATTTTATACCAGCATTTGCTGATGTGCCACCTCTACCATCATAAGTTGAACATACATGAATCCATTGACCTTCATAAGATGTAAGAGCAGTATTATACATGGCAATTTCTGCTGTACTTGCAACACTTTCATCGTAGATTAATAACCTTAACTTATCATCGCCATTAACTTCAAATACATACTCCGCAGTTGAGTTGAATATTCCTTTATCAACTATTTTAAAATCAGTAGCATCATCCATTTTAATCCATGCTTCAATACTAAATGGTCTATCATCAGTACCATCTCCAAAACTCAATACTTCCGAATCTTGTACTTCTATATACTCACTTCCAAATAATCGTATGCCATTACTAATCGTAGTTGTATCTGATAGGTAGTAGCCTTGATTATCTCTGCCTTCTGTACTTCCTTCTGGGATGACTATAGATGCTACTGAAGTGTCAGAAACAGTACCATCGTTGTAGCCTATTATACTTGCACCATTAACAGTACCATCATTGTTGTTACTTGTTTGGTCTTGTATGGTAGATGCAGTATCTCCATCTCCAGCACCCATTAAATAACTGGCTACACAATTACTAAACTGTGAATGTCCAGATATACTGGAGCGTTTATCTATATTATATAATTCAGTTATCTCACTTGCTGTTAATGCAACATCAAATATATGAGTACCAGCAATTTGCCCTTCAAAATAATTAGTAGATGCAGACCTTGAACCTATATGTGCTACTAAACTTCCTGTTGTATACATATTCCAAGTTGTACTTCCAATTAATGAACCATCTACATACATAGATAATGTATCTGCTGAAGAATCAAGAATTGATACTACATGATGCCATTGATTGTCATTATATTCATCATTTGTACTTGTTTGTACTTGTCCTTGAGTCGAACCATCATATACATGGGTATGTAATCTCCCAGTCGCAAGAAGTAGCATTTGAAACTCGTTTGATGATGTATGATTACTAAAAATACCATCATTTGAACCTTGGTCTGGTGCTTTAAACCAAGCAGATATAGAATAACTATAACCATCTTTACCAATATTAAAGGTTCCTGTGCCTAATGATATTCTATCATCTATACCATCAAAACTTGCTACTCCTGTATTGGCTCTATCAGTCCAAGTAGTATTTCCATCGTTTCTCTGATAAAGAACAAGGCTATCAGAATTATCGTAGTTACCAGAATCAGATGTTGGTAGTAAAGGTACACCAGAGTTATAAAGTGCAGATACAGCATCGGCATCAAGAGTAATGTCATGAAGTGATATTTCGTTAAGAACTCCTATAAAAAAAGCGGCTGGATTACTTGCATTTTGAGCACCTATTGATAATTTTGTACTAAAATTAGCATTTGCACTTGCACCAGAAGTAGCACTATGATTTAAACTTCCATTAAAATACATTTTGATTGATGTACCATCTCTTGTTAAAACAATATGACTCCACTTTCCAGTTGGCACAATAGCAGATGTCGTGTCAAAACTTGATGTATTGTCGTTAAAATGAATATGTGCATCTGTTGAATTATCAGGTGCGTGTAACCATACTCCCCAACTTCTTTTTCCCGCTGAAGAATCAAATTGATTTATTATAGAATAATAATTACTACCTGAAGATGCTGGATGAGTTGGAAAAACCCAAGCAGAAATGCTCATATTTGTTGCATTTTGAAACATATTAGTAGTTACGCAATCTATATAATCATTAGTTCCGTCAAACACCATCGGAGTATTAGAGCGTACCAAACTTGATTGATAGCCATATTCTTGACCAGTTACCCAAGTTGCTCCAGCAACAAGCCCATGATTCTGGTTGCCACTACCATCGTATATATAATTGCCAGAACCTTCTTGCATTGGTAGGTCTAACTTTAGATTGGATGCAGATACTCCAGTAGGTAATACTGTTTCTGGTTTGATGTATAGTTCTCGTACTTGGTCTTGAGTTAATTCACTATTAAATATTTTTACATGATTAATTTTTCCATTAAACGGTCTATATACATTTGAAGTAGCACCATAACTACTAATTCTTAATCGTTGTGGTGAGGGAACGCTATTATTAAGCCAAGTAAGGCTGTTTGTTCCTACATTTAAACCATCTAAATATATAGTTGAACCAGAACTTGTAGATACGACCACAAGATGATGCCACTTTCCAAGAGTTATTGCAGTATCAGAAAGCCAATAACGGGTAGTTGTATCAAAAAAGTAATATTGTATCTTATTATTGGTACTATCTAATTGAATACCCCAATAGATTGTATCATAACCCATTAAAGTATCTTTTTCAAATACCGAAGTACCATTAGCAGTAATGGAATCACAATTAAACCACATTGATACTGTTTTTGGCATATTCCATTCACTACTATTTGGAATATCTACTTTATCGGTTGCACCATCAAAATCCAATGCCCTTCCAGAGTACACCTCGCCAAAGTTTAATGGGTCTACTACGCCATGTGGTGATGATGTGTATCCTGTGTTGACAGTAGCACCATTGTTTGTACCATCATTACTTCCTTCTAAATCATTATGAGGATTTGAACTACTACCCATATCATACCAAGATACCAGATTCGTCTTTAGGTCTGCTGACAAATTTTGATATCGTTCTGTAAACATCAATTCTTGTATTTGAGTCTGGGTTAGTGCAGATGAGTGAATAGCGACATTTGCTATTGAGCCATTAAAAAAGGTTTCAGTACCACCGCTATCTTCATTTGCACCAATTTTTAAAGAGTCAATATCATTAACATCATTAAAAAACTTTTGAGTAGATGAACTTCCATTCACATAAGCAACTGGTTGTAATGAGCCATCTACATATATTTTATTACCAGTTCCATCAACTGTTAAAGCAACGTGATGCCATTCATTGTCATCAAAAGCAGAAGTTGTATCTACTTCAATGGCAACAGAGGCATTCTCTTGATTTACATATCTTATTTTTCCAAAATTTGTGAGAAGTAAAATACATTCACTTGAGCCATCGGTTCTATCAGAACCAGATACTAAAGTTCTATATGATGCTAAATCTGGAGTCTTAAACCAAAGTGATATTGTGCCTTGAGTAAGATTTGCAAAATTGCTCACATTGCTTAAATCAACATAATCATTAGTACCATCAAACGAAGTAGAACCATCGGCTAATTGAACTGCCATTTTTGTTGCTTTATCTTGAATCCTCGGTTTGAATGGTGATTCTCCAGAGTAGGAATCGGAGTTTGTGGTTGCTCCTTCTATCGTACCATCATTACTACCTTGAGAATCAGGCGCACTAACACCAATACGTTTTAGAGAAACATTATCTATGTAAAATTCAGTTCCTGAAACATCGCTTCCAATTTGGAGACCATAACCAGTTATTGTTCCACTTCCGTAAGTTGTAAGGTCATATGTAAATTTTTTCCATTCGCCTATAGTAACACTTTGTGCATAACGAAGTAACGCATCACCATTTTCTAAAGTAGAAGGATTTGCACTACCATCAAAATGAGAAAATTTCATTGTGGTTCCAGTTACCCCATATATATAAAATTCAAGTCTATACGCAACTCCCCCAGTAACAGTAGAATCATGAGCAACAGCATTAAAGGTGTCTCCACTACTTCCATATCGCAATGAGTAAGTACCAGTAAATGCTTGTGTAGAACTCCTTTCATGGATTGATGGACTCCCTGCACTTGATGTCCAATCTTCAGGAAAACTCTCATAATTAGGCAATAACGTATTTGTTGATACAGTTTCCATTGTACCATTTGAGATGATTTCAGCACCTAAACCAGTGCTACTTAAGTCATACCAGGAAACAAGGTTAGTTAGTTCTGTATCTTTCAGTTCTGAATGGCTACCTCTCCAGTAGATAGATTCTACCTCACTTGCCGATAAGGCTCTATCCCATATACCTACGTTTGCTATCTTTCCATCAAAAGTGTATGGAGAACCATAGTATCCACCAATAGTTGTTTTTAGTCCATTTAAATCGAGGTCTGATGCAGATGGAAATGTACCAGTTGGAGTTCCAACACTTTCTCCATTTAAGTATAGTTTTGTAAAATCTGCTCCTCTTGAATCATATACACCAACTACATGACTCCAAGATGATGTATTTGTATAAGAAACGTCTAATCTTCTAACTGCATTAACCATCCATGATAAAGTATTAGATTTCATTCTTAATGCAAAATCACCAGTTCCGCTATTAGTAAAGTTGCCTATTTCAAACATACCATCATCGCCATTTGTAACATCTGCCTTGAACCACATAGATACTGTTAAGTCTCCAGCATAGTTATCTCCTAAAGCATCACCTAATCCAGTACCGCAATCAATATATTGTGAACTACCAGAAAAGGATGTACTACCATCTAATAGGAAGTCTGGGGAGTTATCTTTGAAAGGATAGTATAATTTTAATCCATTGCGTACAAAGGATGCTGCTGCCCTGCCTAATCTAACAAGACCTAAACCAAGTCCTAAACGCATGATCTAGTACAGAAATATGATTGCAGTTCCAGTTGCTGACCCACCACTGGTTTTTGCTCCAGTAGCTCTAATCGGCAACACTGACCCAGCTAATGTTCCTGTAAATGTAATCCAACCACCGTTGATGTAGAATTGATAGTCACCATCTGAGCCAACATATACTGACCTAGATTCGTCATGTGTAGTATTGGTATCGTTAATGACACGTGCGCTCGCTGCTGGAGTGACTGCCTTCTGTACTGAAAAATCTCGGAATGTACCCATATTTCCCTCGCTATTAATTTATTGCAACGCTCTAAGCCTATGGTAAGGCATGACTGAGCTATTAGTTCAATATTAATAACTACTTAGGGATTGTTTTGTTCCAAATATTGTTTGGATAATATATTCCACCTCTGGATAAATGGTTTAGATGCGAAACCTTGAACTGATTTCATTTCTTGAACAAGTGTTTTTCTCTCTTCATTATCTGCATTAGCATATTTTCTGAAAAAATAATCTGCTCTTGTTACTGGATCTAAATCTTTTCCATCATAGAAGAAACCAGGATTTCTTACATTTCGTGTCTGCACTGAATAAACAAACCTTTTTAAAATTTTACCTTTATCCTCGGTGCTGTAATCAGAACTTCCTATAGATCTTCTAACTTCTGATTTACTCATTTCACCATTTCTGTACTGCTGATACAGATTATCTCCAAACTCTCTTCTTGATTTATCTCTAGTATTTTTTTCAATAATAGTTCTTTTTAACTCTTTATCATCTTTGTAAGGATTTGTAAAAGAAATAAACCTTCTTGCTCCTGGTATCTTATTTAGCATTTCTCTAGTAAACTCTTCTGTTGCTGCCTCATCCTGACCTTCTGTTAACATCTTATAACCACCACCAACTAAATCAGTCCATATATTTCTATTGGTAGTAAACTGCTTTACAGCATACTCTGTTCTAGCAGGACTCATCCCAGTAATTGCACCAAGATCAATAAATGCCTTTCCTGTATTTTTATTAAATTCTGCTTTCGGTTCAACAGGTCTGCCTTGATCATTAAAAATAGGTTTACTCCTAAAAAAATCTACATTATGGTTATAGCCTAAATAGGCATCTAGTAGTGGGGGTAGTGGGTCGCTTGTAGGCACAACACTTGCAAGATCCTTTAGTCCTTTCAAAACTTGATCAGATGGAATTTTATTATTATATGTATAGTCAAGAAGAGCATCAGTGGAAGAAGCAACAATACGCTGACCCTGATCTTTAGGTATTCTATAGTACATATAACGCTTATTACCTCTTTCATCTTTATAAAAAAATGGAGTAGTAATAATCCAGTTATCATTTCTTATTCTTTCATCAATTTCTTCATACGCTTCTGGATTTACTGAATTATTTGCCAACCAAAGACTGGATGCTGTACCAGCGATCCATGCAGTTTTAGTAGCAAATGCCTTTGGATCTTTTTTGGGAGCGCGTAATAAACCCCTAGTTGCTTGTGTTGAGGCGTTGATATAAGGCAAAAATGAATCTGCTGCCTTAATCAAAGAACCCCCTTGAGCAAAATCTAAATAATTTCGTGCTTCATAAGTCGCGTTTAATGGAGATTTGCCATTTCGTAAAGCTCGCTCTCTTAAAGCTAGTCTTACCCATATCTCACTTGTTTCTCCAGCATACTTTGCTACTTCCTTAAATGCCTCAAAAGGATTTGTAACTTTGCCAGTAGGTTTATAGAACTTTCCTAGACCGCCTTGATGAGTTAAAAACTCCATTCCACCTCCTTCCATTACATAGTCACGATACCTACCACTTCTGCTAAAAGCATCTTTTGCAGTTGAAGTAAGATCTCTTCCTAATTGTAATGCAAACTTTGGAAGGTGTGGTGAATACTCAGTTGTTGTATACCACATGTAAGGTATATCACGAAAAAAGTTTGTTATCGCAAACTCTGGATTATATCCTGTTGCCATCGCTTTTAACATCTTTGTACCAGAAACATAGCTTGCTATCGTTGACCATTGTGCTGTTACTGCTGGATCGGCTAATACCCATTCACTAGCTAAAGAGTTTTCTAAGTAAAACTCTTTTTTCTTCCCCTTTTCAAAATAAGAAATAGGACTATACCCAGCAGGTGCTTTTTCACCTGATTTTAATTCAACAGCAATACCATTTTTAGGATTTTCTCTAATCATATCTCGCATTGCAATATTGGCTTTATTCTTTGCTATACGAGATTGAACAATACTAATGTTTCTAAATAATTTACTTGCTTGATCAAGATTAACGGTCTTTTGAGACCCCTCCTCAAGTCTTTTTAAACCACTACTACCAACATTAATCTTCCTGCCTCCAGAAGTATAGCTTGCTAGTGGATTGACAGGATCTACATAGTCAATAAACTCTTTTCTTGTGTAATCCTTATCTTTCAACAAGTTATATGCTTTATCATTAATTAGACCATTATCATATAATTCTTTTAGATTTATTCTCATTTCATCGAAGAAAACATCTGCTCTTTTATTTAACTTGTCATAAAGTCTCGGATCACTACTTTTAATTTGGTTCAAATAGGCGATATTAGATTGATAACCTCCAGGTATTTTATAATTTGGCTTATATTCTTTAATTGTAATATTTCTTCTTGTTTCAATCATGGTATCAAGAAGTTGCCTCTCTCTTTTACTTAAACCATTGAAAATATTTTTAGCTGCATCCTCAAAAATCATAACTGACTTTGAATTTGAGCCTAATGCTAAATCATGTAATACAACCGCCTGTTCACCTAAAGCACCTTGTTCTTTTAAAGATTTTTTGATATTGCCTGAAACATCTACTACTCCTCTTACAAACGATTCTTTTAAATCTTTAAATGATTTCTTACCAAAAGATTGCATATCTTTAAAAGACTGTTCATAAAAATCCTGTACAGGCTTATGTAAACCTTTTGATTCTGGTAAGAGTATAACATCACTACTTGATTCCAGATATAACTTATCTAGCTGTTGCTGATTCAAGACCTGACCAGGTTTTCTATCGGTAAAGTATTCAGGTTTATCATTTGGAGTAATGTCAATTTTTACATTATAACCCAGTTGTTGTCCTTTAATTCTATTTTCTTCAATCAACTCCTCTATTTTACTTATAGATTTAGTTATCTGCTGTCTTTGAGTTGCAGTAAGATTTTGATTTTGTAATTGTAGATTTTGACTCTTTAAAGTTTCTTGAAGATTCACAATCTCAGAATTTATTTTTTCAATCTTTGCAGTTGACTTAGGAGCTATTAGAGGAGTTTCTAATGGCTTTGGCTTCATTTTAAATCGTTCTTTGACTAACTGATTAAACTCAGCATTTTTAACTTTATCTCTAGCTAACTGCTGTAATGTTTCAGCAAGTTGAGGATTATCCTTTAATACTGTTTCTGCTGTATTTGTAAACTCTTTTATTTCTTTATCAATACTCTTAATAGTATCTGCATCCTTACTCCTACCTTTAGCTGCTTTTCTAGCTCGATTGATACCACTCAAAAATGTCGCATGAAACAGTGGAGATCGCTTAATTTCATTCCATCCTTCTTCGCGTTTATCAGGATCAACTAATTTGAGCCAATCTGTAGCCATATCACTCATAAACTTTGCCATTTCTGATAGACCCTGACTAGGAGATTCTGCTAAAGTCATACTCATAACAGGAGCTATAGCTGTAAGCATTACCAGTTCTTTTGCCACCCTTCGGGTAATTGGATCTTCTTCTTTTGGCTCTAAATACCGCAATAATGGTTCATATTGATATGCAGTAGCTTGTCCTTTTATATCTTCAGCTCTTTCAGGATTTTCTTTAAAAAACTGAATACGCTGTTTAGATTGATTCCATGACTCTCTTAACCCGTCTAAGAATCCATCATCTTCCTGTTTAGGTGGCTCATCTGCTGCTGCTGTAAAATAGTATTGAGGTTGTTTAACACCTCCAATTTTATTAGGCAGATTAATACCAATAGATTCAATCTGTACTTGCTCTTGTTTAGAAGGATTTTGCTTTAATACCTGAAATGAATCATCTTGCGGTTTGGGAAATAACTCAGGTTGTGTTTTCTGTAAAAGCTGAGTTAGCTGACTGTCACTAAAATTTTCAAGACCTGGATTATTTAAACGAAATGCCTCAATTAATTTGTCGGACATTTTACCTCACCACATCCCAACTGTTTTCAAAGTCACTTATATCCCCACCTATATATCTAAGTTTACCAAAAACAGGATCATTGATAACATCACCAACTTGAACAGTAACTCTTCCACTGGATACATCTTGTAGCATAACTTCCTTTTCAGATGGTACTTGCGGTGAAATAATATCAGGCGACTCATCAAATAGTGTTAAAAATGCAGGCTGATTTTTTGTAGGAACAAGATTTCCCTTTGCGTTTGCGATTTGTTCTTCGGTAGCAAATTCCTCCTGATTAGTAGTTTTATTTAAAACTTTCTTTGTTGCAGGTCTTTTTGGAGTACCAAAAGCGATATTAGGATCATTTTCAACCTCAGATTCTGTAGCTCGTATTACTTCGCCTGTTGTTTTATTATATGCTTCATACTTCTTTTCTTGCCTAACTACTCTTGGAGCTGTAGAAACTTTCTTCCAACTAGGCTTACCATTAGATTCATCAATCGAGTAAGATTCTGTAATGATTTTATCACCTACTTTTCTCTCTCTTGTTTCTCCAATTTCAAACTTTTTAACTGGATACCTTTCTTCTGGTATCATTGCACCAAAGTTATCTTTTCCAATATTTCTTAGTGTAACATCATTAAACACTCCAGTATTAATAACTGCATCATCCAATGCTTCTACGCTTGGATACTTCAACCCCTTAACCTGTAATTGCCTTAAATCTGATGCTATTTCAGCATCATCAACCAAATTAGCTAATTGACCTATTTCATCTGTCTTGGACTTTAGTTCTTTATTTAGCAATTTTTGCTTCTTTTTATCCTCTTCAGCCTGTTTCATCGCATCCTGCAACGCAGTATTTGCTCCCTGAGCCACTCCTGCTGCAAATGAAGCAGCAACAGCTTCTCCTATACTTGGTCTTTTCTTTACTTTAAATTTAAAAGCCATTACTGCACCGCCTTTTCATAGTTCACCATTTTAATTCCATTTATTTCAATGACTGCATCCTGATTTACTTTTTCAACATCTTGTGCCATTACACCAATCTGAGGCTTTGTACCTCCTTTATAAGTAAACACATATACTGGTAAGCCATTATGCAACCTTCCTACTTCAGATATCCTTTCTTTCATTCTACGATCAGATAATGCTGCTATTGCTTTTGCACCTAATGCTGCACCTGCTGCTGAACCTGCTGATCCAAGTATAGATTCCCACCACTCTGGTTGAGAGTCTAACTCTGCTTGAATTTGAGCGCGTTGTGTCTCCTCATTCATCATAAACTGACTCATTGCATCTTGTAATCGAGCCTGATTGTATTCTGCGCCAATCTCTGTAGGAACAAACTGTGCTAACTGTTGCTGTGTAGTTGCTTGACTTCCAGTGATATAATCCTGTAAAGATCTTTGATTTGCTTCCTGAATTCGTGGAGTAAGTGCCTCTACCTGACTCATCTCACCGCCAGAACCTAGAATTGCTCTTGTTAACTGGTTTAAAAGTTGACCTTGAGTCCTTGCTCCTCGGTTTGCAGCTAACTCTTCCCTTAGTCTACCTGCTTCAGTAATCCTATCTTCAAATTTGGAGACATCCTCTTCTAATCCAGCTACACGATCTGATTCAGTTTTTGCAGCCATTGCTTCTTCTAAAGTAGCGTATGACTGACCAGTATTTGTGTCCTGAAAGTTTCCAAAGCTCGTTTGAACGATTCCTTCAGGTATTCTTTCAGCTTCAGCAGCGAATTTATCTGCTATTTTTTTTACTGATGACTTATTAAATGATGCAAATGGGAATCGTCTTAGTATATCACCAGTCTGATTATTAACGACTACCCAACTATCTCCTCTTTGCTCAACTATTATCATAATGTTTCTCCTATAAATCTTTTGCCTGTTTTAATTCTGAAAAATGCCAATTACCTTTAATCTTTGTAGAGATGTATGCTTTTCCATTAACCATACACACTCCCATATCTCCATCCTCACCTTCGCTGTTAATAAAAAACCCTTGCTTCTCATTAAGCATAACATCTTGTTTTTTATCAAGTTCCGTAAATAATTGATCTTCATTGACTTTAGACATTATGGATTACTCCCTACTAATTGATAATCCATATCAATCGAATCAATTTCCATATTACTTGCTGCGCACTCAATCAGGAGTGTGACAGTCTTACCTACACTTGAAAATGTTTTACTAACGCACTCAAGATTGCTTTTAGATGCAAATGTCAATGTTACATCTGGTGATCCACCACTATCAAAAGCACTATCTAAATAGACCTTTACAGTCACAGCAGATGATGCTTTATAAATCATAGTAATTTTTGAAAACCTTTTTTGCATATCTGGCATTTCAAAATCAAATCTTTTTGTTCGTACACTTGCTGTTGAAGTCACAGCAGAGCCAGTATTGATCTCTCTCACCTGCTGAAGAATAGAAGATTCACCAGTATATGCCTGAGTGATTTGAGGTCTAAAGTTGTCATTGATAACAAAGTTACTCCTGTTCACTGCTGCTGCTACCGTTGCTGTTCCCAACTCTCTTTTTATCCAACTTCCATTATCCATATTCATCACATACACATTGACACCATCATTATCTGGGAGAAAGAATAGTTCATTTTCTATACCATCATAACCGATTGCAGGCTTATCTAATGTAAGTGATTGGTATGTATCTCGAATATTAAATGACAATTCTCTTGTATTATTAGAGGTGATTGAAAAAATACCCTGTTTATTTGCACACACCAGACCTAATGGTGTTTCAAAAACAGCGTGCTTATGCTCTGCACCTACCCCTACGAATACTCTCTCTACCTGATGTCTTAAATTATAGACATAGGTATTTCTTGTTTTAAATACAAAAATTTTGCCACGATACCCACAAACTTTAATAATCTCATCACCATCATTTGTACCTACATCAAAATATCTACTAGGAAGAATGACATCCAGTTGAAATGGATCGGTGAAGTATACTCTATTCTTTTCTCTTAATGTTTGATCGTTTTCATCCACCGTATCTACATCAGCATAATAACCTCTATTATTCACCACTGTAGATGTATTCCACTTTAATTCTTTAAGGTTTGTTTTTGCTGCTCTTCCAGTTAACGAGTTATATGTAGCCAGTTTCAATCCATCGAATGGCAGATACCATGTTGCTACTTTTACTGAAGATGCAGCAACTGCATATGCTCTTGCTCCACTGATCGTAAACGCATTTGTTTCATTAATATGATTCACCATTGTGATATTTGAACTACTATGACCTGTGGATACTTCTCTATCAGCAGCAATAGAAACAGATTTAATATTTCCAATTCTAGTGCAGGTTTTTCCAATAATTGGGAACACATCTGATGTTTGATAAGCAGTCTGACCTTTAGAAACGAATATTAATTCATCCGCAGAAAATCCATTAGGAGTATCTATTCCAAGTGTTAAAGTATTTCCTGATTCAGAAGCTATATTAGCGTAATGATTTTGAGCAACATAAACGCCCATGCAAGGAATCCATAACCCATTATTATTATTCTCACTATTTACTAACGAGTTTGCTGATTCCGCTAAAGGACTTTCCTTAAAGCCACTATCAATGTCTAATGTTTCTACTAAATACCAATCTACATCACCTTCTGGCTGCCAATATACATTAATATTAGTAATTCTTTCATTCAGGTTTGCTAAAGAAGATCCAGTATATAATACTACCTGTATTCCAGGGCAAGTTGCACCATTATTAGGAACAGAATCATAAGACTCTATTCCAATATTCCCTTTATCATCTCTTGCCAGTTCAGATTCCTGAACATAATCATAAACAAATGTGACTGTATATTTGTCGTGTGTTTTAAATGTATCATTACTCACATCGTCTAATAGTTTTTCATCTACTTCGCTAGTACCATCTGGGTAATGAATATATAAACCAACTTTTCTTGCAGAGTTAACCTCATTGCTCTGATCAAAAGCATAATCCATCCTCACTACAGTAGGAGGTCGCAACCTTGCATTTTTTAATTGCCAGCTATTTACAAGTGCGTTCATAGGTGGAGGGCGAAACGCATATCCAGTAGTATAATTAGATGAGTCTGTATTACCTACATACCCTCTCTTAATATGACCATACCACTTTGTATTGTTGGTAAAGCTACCATCTGAGATACGCAAAATCTGATTGTGTACTAAAAAGTCATAAATAGGAGAGGATGTCCAATTTGTAGTAAGATCAATCCAACTACCACCTGTACCTGTTGAGTTATCTTGCCTTTTTAAAACAGTACCATTACCAAAAACCCACCATTTAGTAGACACATCTGTGTTTTGAGCAGTTTTTTCAGTACGATATAATAGTAATTCAGTCTGTACATCTGTTATCACAGCATTTGCACTGACTGTTTGTTCACCATTTGGTCTTTCCAAACGACCTGGCTTTTTATTTACTACCTTTTCAAAAGCAGTATATTGATTTTCAGCAAGGTCAAACTCGGATTGATTTGTTACTAGACCACCAGAGAAGTTTCTTATCCGTAGTCTTGGCATTAAAAATCCTTGTATGCAATATTAAATGTAGGCTCTCCTGCTCTCCTTTGACGATCCATTACTACTTTTTCTTTCCATTCATTCCATTCATTTTTGAAATATGGAATCATATTAATGTCCCGCAACCTCTCCATTACCTTCCAAGCACCATAATATATCAGGCATTCATGATACCTAGAATCCAACAATGGCACATCTGAATCTCCAGATAACATTGTAGGCATAGCGTAATAATACACTTGTATTGTTTTTACTTCAGTAGGAGCAGGGAATAAGTGCAACATACTTCCTCTAATAAAATAACCGTATGAAGAGGGCATGTGTATATCAGAAATCTCATCTTCAATATTGTAGATTTGATCATCACCTATTCTTGTGACTTGATTATCATCATAGTCTACTCGATAAATTCTTATCATATTTTTCAGATTTGAATTTGAAGTTCCACTTGCTACTGCAACACCATTTTCTCTCAATGACCAATGTGTCGTAGTATAACTACCTTCATCATACATACGATAACCAGAAGTGTTTGCTGTAGTGTCCCTGTTACCAGTTGCTAAAAACAAATTTGCTTCATCTGCTAGAATTGACTGACCTTTATTAATTAAATCTGTCAACACAGCATCTGAAACAACAGAAGTTTCATCTACTCCAGTAATGTTTCTTATCTCAGTTCTTAGTTCGCTTAATGTCATAATTCCCCATAAAACGGGGAGGGTTTGCACCCTCCCCGTTTTAACTTACTGATTACAGATCAGTCCTTGCGGTTATATACTGTATCACTGCATAGTCTTTGCTGTCAAATGTGCTTAAACCAACACCATAGATTTGACCTGCTGCAATACCAAGTTTGTTTCCATAGTCAAAGGTTTTTTCAACCCAGCTCATTTCATCAACCTTAGCATGACAAGCAGCTCCAGCTCCAAGAAATAAGTTTCTGGCAGCTTTTATAGCATCACCTGCACCAAGATCATCAGCAGTAGTGATTCCTTCATGCTCATGTACTACTACACCGTCATACACACCTAAAGCACCAGAGAAGATTGGGTTATCTTCACCACGAATATTTGCATATTGCTGTGCATTTCTCCATGTGGAGTTTTGTGCAAGATCGTATGCAGCTTCTGGATGGAGAAGTAAGACGAAATAGTCCTTACCATCAACCCTAATTGGCTTCATCTTGTAACTCTTTGTAGTTCCAAGCATTGCCATTTTCTTTAGCTTAGAAATATCTTCTGGAGTTGCAAGATCAGCAGCAGCTAAATCAGCCTCTGGGTCTGAGTCTGCATATACTGAACCTGAAGCATCTGCTCTTAGATATGCGCCAGCACCTGAAGTTTTGGTAAGCGCACTAAAAATCTGTGCATCATGATCTTCAGCATACTGTCTCTTTAACTGTGCAAGAGCCTCAGAACGGAAGTTATAAAGCACCTTACTGTCATCAAAGTTACCTGCATTGATGATACCAAAACGTCTTTGGTTTGTGGTTACAGTGACCTCATTGGAAGTAATGTTTTGCTCATTACCTTCTAATGTACTATCACCTGTTTTTACTGTTCCTGTGTAGCCAACCATGCCAAAGGTCATATCTTTACCTTTGCCTTCTGGCATGCTTTTAGAAACAATCATTGATTCAAATGTGTCCCCCATGAACTTTGAGAAATAAATCTCTTTTCCAACTTCGTATGCAAGTTGCTTCGCCCATCTGGAGACATTTAAGCCTGTGTCCCAGCTCATTTTTTACTCCTATGTTATTGAGGAGATTCCATCAAAGCCTTCATACGGACTTCTTCAGGTAACTTATTCCAATCTGCCTGAGAAATAGCATCAAAATCAATCGCAGTTTTATTCCCACCAGTAGCATTAGATAGTGTAGTTGGCACTTCATCTGCTTGAGTGAGTTTTTCTGTTACTTGCTTGACACCTTCCGTTTTAGCTTTATTCTTCTCCTGTTGTATTGTCATAAGCATGTACGCATCTTCAATTTGTGCGATCCCACGCTCATCTCCGAATTTTGCAACAGCTTGGAGTTCTTCGTTGGACATCTCAGGGTGAGACTTAATAAAACTATCAATCATGTCCTGTTGAGCCTTTTTCATTCTACTTTCATTTATCTCTCTTTCTTGTACTTTACGCTCTTCAGCGAACTTGTTTTCTATTTGTTTAGAGATATGTGGTAGAATCGAATTAAGATCATACGGATCATATTCTGGCAGTTCTGGCTCTACTTCCTTTGGGGTAGTATTTGCCCTGATTTCATCAAGAGACTTACGCAGTTCACCAAGTTCGTTGGTCTGCCTGCCATTGAGTTCCTGAAGATTCCTATAAGACTTGTCTGTATTTGAAGCATACTCTACTAATTCATCAACAGAAGAAAATTCTCTGTCTCCGACTTTATAGTTTGTTGTTTCTTCTACAGGTGTCTCTGCTGTTTGCTCTACTACATTTGATTCAGGAGAATCAGTCGCTGTACCGTCTAATTCTTTAGCTTCATCTATGTAGTTTACTTGCTCTTCCATTGTACCTTGTCCTTTATTTCGGGGGTGTTACGAATCACGATTTATCCTCACCAGTCATCATTGACTGCATTTGCTGCGCTTGCATCTGTGCGGATCGTTCTTCTTCAAATTTCTCAAGGATTTCCCTTCCAGCATCCATGTCTGAAAGCTCTACATAAAGCGGGAATAAACTGGAAAACCCATTCCTGACAAGTTCGCCCACCTGCTGCGCTTTGGCAGCTTTCATTGTAGGTGAGTTCTCGCCCTTATCAAGAACAATATCAAATTCAAATTTTTCAAAGTTGGTAAGAAACCTGTTGATTGTCTCATTAATGACTTCTAATTCTTCTGGAGACTGTGCTTTTTCGGTTTCTGCACCAATAATTCTTTTAATCTTATCTGGAGTGTAAAATTGTTGCATATTCTTTAGTGCCTGCATCAAAACAGTGGTCTTGGTCATATCCAAGTTCTCCATCTGCTCCTGTAAGGTCATCATCCCCTGTCTGATTCTGGTCTGAGCTGCAATTCCACTCTCTTTTGTTGAAGTAGCAATACCCATCATTGGATCGGTAGCACCACTAATTTCTTTTGCATCAAACTCTGCTTTCTGCTCCATTGCAGCAATACTGCCTACAATAGATAAGTGAGAGTTCGACCATTGCTGCATAAAGTCTGTAATTCGCCCTTTAAAGCCAGGAATACCAATCCATCTACCTGTTGTGGAGGCTTCGTTCATTTCCTCTTGAGAAACCTTGTTTCCAGCAAATACACCACCACCTCTTGGTGATCTATTAATAATATCAAGCATCTGTGAACGTCTTTTATCTTTTTCTCGCTGTGGATCTTTCATATTCTCCACAATACCAAAGGTTTCTATGTAATCACCCATATCCTCAAAGTGATAAAAATAGGGAACTAAAGGAAACTCATTGTGCATGTATGGATTGTTCTTTTTTTCCTGCAATATTTTCATACCAGCAGATAGTGTAACGTAGGTTTTTGGAACTACCCTACTGATCACACCAAATTCAGTTTTCATTGGCATGTTTGCAGCTTCTTCCATCTCCTGTAATTCTTTTATTTGATTTTCTGCACTTCTTTTGCTTGAAAATCCTGTAGGAGAGATTCTTCCAGTAGCCTTATTAATAATAAAATGCTCTTTTTCATACTCTCGATTCCACATCTCAAGAACGCGAACCTTACGATGTGCGGGATCTAAGTGGTATGCAGGATTAATTGGCTCTGCATTACGATAATAGCTACCAATTTCTTCTCCTAACTCTGATGGAACATCTAAAAATGACTCTATATTCTCCATATCGCCTACTGCATCAGGATACATGGAGCGCAACTGATTCAGTGTCAGGTATTTGGTACGCGCTAAATAGTTCCAATCTTTAGTATCAGGCGTTCTACATTCAGGATCAATATGAACATTTGCCCATGATTCTCTTTTTATGGTTAACTCACCATCATAGAATTTGCCTGGCTCAACGCAAACATCTATCCAACCTCGCCCAGTAATGACTCCATCCTTGAATACGCGACTAAATAAACTCTGTAACTTGCGATTTCTGTCTAAATGGTATAAAAGAGCAGTAGTAAGCATTGCTTCATTCTCATCATCTGACTCTATAGGTCGCTCTTTCCATGAAGAACGCCCCTGCCTTTCTACACCAGTCACTAAATTGACCTTTGGAAGA